TACAGGTAATTCTAAAGTCAAACACATAAAACTATTCAATCCGTTAGACGATTATTATGGTATGTCCCCAATATCTGCTTGTAGTGTAGATATAGACCAACACAATCTAGCAAACAAACACAACGTAAATCTTTTACAGAATGGTGCTAGACCTAGTGGTGCTGTTATATTTAAACCTAAAGATGAAACAGGTGGGCACGTACAATTATCAGATGTTCAAAGAGATCAATTAGTTAATGATATTAATCAAAGATTTAGTGGCACAGGTAATGCTGGTAAGCCAATGTTATTAGAAGGAGATTTTGACTGGAAAGAAATGGGTCTATCTCCTAAAGATATGGACTTCATACAATTAAAAAATATGTCAGCTAAAGACATAGCTTTAGTTTATGGTGTACCTAGTCAGCTTATTGGTATTCCTGATTCACAAACTTACTCAAACTTTGCAGAAGCTAAACTCGCATTATACAACGAAACAATTATTCCTTTACTAGATAGATTTCAAGGTGATCTTAATGAATGGCTTACACCAATGTTCGGTGAGGGTTTAGAATTAAGATACGATATAGATTCAATACCAGCTATGGCAGAACAAAGAAAAAGAGTTTTTGAATCTGTAGTTACTGGTGTTCAAAATGGTATATTAACAAGAAACGAAGCAAGAGAGCAATTAGGTTATGAAACAGTTGATGGTGGTGATAGCTTATTAGTACCAGCAAACCTAATGCCACTTAACATAGCTTCCGAAGAAAACGATACAGATGTCGGTGAAGATATACCTACAGAAGAAGTAGCAGAAGAAGCTAACGAACCTGAAATAATGGTAGAAGAAAATAACTACGGCGAGATAGACGAGATTATAAAAGCTGTTAGTGACATTAATACAACGCCTACAGATGGTATGGTTACCGAAGCTAAAAAGGGTATTGAGTGGAGAAAAGAATTTAATAGAGGTGGTACTAGAATAGGTGCTACTAGAGCAAGTCAGATAGTTGCTAAAGAAAGATTATCACCAAGCACAGTTAAGAGAATGTTTAGTTTTTTTAGCAGACACGAGAGCGATAAAGAAGCACAAGGATTTAGACCTGGAGAAGATGGTTATCCGTCTAATGGTAGAATAGCTTGGGCATTATGGGGCGGAGATGCAGGATTTAGTTGGTCAAGAAAAGTAGCAGGACAGATTGATAGAGAAAGAGATAAATTCTATGAAGATGAGATTGAAGAAAAACAAGTTACTGCTGCAGTTAAAAAAGGATTACAAAATAAAGTTGATAAGCATAATGAAAAGCACGGAGATAAAAAAGGAAAAAGAGTTACATTAAGAATGTTATCTGCTGTATTTAAAAGAGGTATAGGTGCTTATAGAACTAATCCAGGAAGTGTAAGACCTAGTGTAACTTCAGAAGAACAGTGGGCTTACGCTAGAGTAAATGCTTTTCTATTTGCAGTTAGAACAGGAAAATTTAGAGGAGGGAAGTTTGATTTGGATTTATTACCAAGTGGACACCCTTTAGCAACATAATGAAAGACGTTAGACTTTATGTTGAAAAAGATAAGAAAACAAAAAGATTTGAAGTTGTAGTAAGAATAGGTGATTTTAATAGTAAGGAAGAAGCAGCAGGTCATGCATCGTACATCTTTTTAACACAGAGCATAGACTTTGGTAGAAGAGAGTATGTAACTGACTTAAAAGAATTATTTGATTTAGAATCTTATGACATTAAAAAACTGCATTAGTTTATTAGTATTAATACTTTTAACTTCTTGCAAATTAAGTGAAGCTAGTTTTAACCCACAGACCTCTATGGTTAAGTGGGTGTTAGAGAAAAAAGTAAAGGATAAGAAAAAAAATGATTTTTAATAAAAGACAATTACTTACATTCAAACAAGTTAGAGAAAGAACTTGGTATGCACAAAACAGATTAAGAGAACCATACAGAAAAAATTTTAGAAATGTTTTAAAGATTTTCTTCAACAAGTTTGGCGATAAAGTAAAAATTGCATACAGTAATAGAAGTCAGATAGAGTTAGATATAGAATTAAGAAAACAGACAGAACAGCTAAAAAGAATATTTAGAGTACAGTATATGGTAATAGCGAATGCCTTTAAACAAAATGCTCTAGGTCAATTTTTTGTAAAAGACTTTGATGCTGAATTTAATAGAAGATTAGAAGAATTTATTGATACTGAAACTGGTATATGGGTTACAGAAATTGATGATACAACTAGAAAGAGATTAGCTAAAGTTATAGATAAAAGTTATAATGATGGTTTATCTACAGAAGCAACAGGTACAGCTTTAAGAAATACACTTATCGGTATGGGTGTATATAGAGCAAACCTTATTGCTAGAACAGAAACGCATAGAGTTGCATCTTTCGCAAACGAAACAGTTGCAGAGTCTATGGGTATAGCTGGTACAATTAAAGAATGGGTGGCTATACAAGATGAAAGAACAAGAATTACTCACGCAATAGCTAGTGGTCAAAAGACTGCATTAGAAAGTAGCTTTGTTGTAGGAGGAGAACTTTTAAAATATCCTGGAGATCCTAGAGGGTCAGCAGGTAATACTATCAACTGTCGGTGTGCTGCAATATATACAACACCTGACTTCTTATAAGGAGAAACAAAATGGAAATAATAATTGGAATAATAATTGGAATTGCTTTATGTAGAAGCAACGATAAATACAAATGGGTAAGCAAAGCTAAAGGAAAAATTTGGAAAAAATAATGCCTTTAGTAAAACCTAACAATAAAGAAAAGAGAGAAGATTTCATTAGTAGATGCATGTCAGATGACAAGTCTATTTCTGAATATCCAGCAACAGATCAAAGATTAGCTGTATGTAGTTCTCAATATGAAAATGGAAAAAAGGAGGAATATTCTATGAACGATATAGAAAAGATGGGACAAGCTATAAAGTCTTTGACAGATGTTATCTCATCTAAAGCAAAAAAACCAGAAGATGACATGAAAGAAGCAAGAGATGAAGATATGTACGACAACCCTACTGAAGCTAGAGATAAAGCAAAACAGATAGGTTGTGTAGGTATTCACAGTATGACTAAAGATGGCAAAACAATTTTTATGCCTTGTGGTACACACTCTGCTTATGAAGAAGCAATTAGTAAAGGTTATGGATCAGAAGAAGAAGAAGATAAATACCATAAGAAACCTAAAAAGAAACCAATGAAAAGTGTTTGTATATGTCAAGATGACGGAGTTTGTCAATGCGATACTGAAATTAAAAAACTTACTTTTCATTCAGAAGTAAAAGCGAATGGTGATAAAGGAACTTTTACTGGTTATGGTTCTATATTTGGTAATGAAGATCAAGGTAGTGATATAATGCAAAAAGGTGCTTTCACTAAATCTTTAGAAACCAGACCAGCAAGAAAAGTAAAATTATTATATCAACATAAAACAGATGAACCTATCGGAGTATTTGAGGATATGTACGAAGATGAAAAAGGTTTATTTGTTAAAGGCAAACTAGCTATGGGTACTCAAAAAGGTCGTGAAGCATACGAACTATTAAAGATGGGTGCATTAGATGGTATGTCTATAGGATTTAGAGCAGACCCTGAAAAGCAAGGATACAACGAAAGTAAAAGAGGCACTAGAACTCTTAAAGAAGTTGATCTTATGGAAATCAGTTTAGTAACTTTCCCAATGAACGAAAGTGCTTTAATTGAAACTGTAAAAGGCAATGCTAAAAATATTCGAGAGTGGGAAAAAATCTTGCGTGAAGCAGGAGGTCTTTCTCGGACAGAGGCTAAGATTGGTGCGAAAGCATTATCTGAATCTTTATCACAGCGAGATGCTGGAGATGACAACAAACAGTTAGCTGACTTAATAAACAAAGTCGCTGACATAATTAAACAATAACAAAGAGGAAATAACAATGGATAATAACGAAGTAAAATCTGCTGTAGAAACTCTTGGTAAAACTTTTGAATCTTTCAAAAACGCAAATGATGAAAGACTAAAACAGATCGAAAGCAAAGGTGCTTCTGATCCTGTGACGGAAGAAAAGTTATCTAAAATCGACAAAGAATTAGATAAGTATGCTGACATTGAGAAATCATTGAAAGCAAACGAACTTTCGCAAAAGGCACAACAAGAGCAAATGGCAAGACTTGAAACTATTGTATCAAGACCTGACTTTGGTAAAGGTTCACCAGCTGAATCAATGCAAAAGAAAGTTTACGATAAATGGTTAAGAGAGGGAAAAGAAGGACTTTCACCTGATGAGGTTAAAGTTTTAACTGTATCTAACGATGCAACAGCTGGTTACCTTGCTCCACCTGAGTATGTGAGAGAGTTAATCAAAGGCATCATAGAGTATAGCCCAGTAAGATCACTAGCTAGAGTAAGAACAACAACTCAAAGAAGCGTACAAGTTCCAAAAAGAACAGGAACTTTTTCAGCACAATGGGTTGCAGAACAAGGCACTAGAAGTGAAACAACTGGATACACTGTAGGTTTGGAAGAAATTCCAGCTCACGAAGTATATGCTCTAGTAGATATTTCTGAACAAGAACTTGAAGATTCAGTTTTCAATCTTGAAGCAGAAATGAACGCAGAGTTCACAGAACAATTTGCAAAAGCAGAGGGAAATGCTTTCATATCTGGTGATTCAATCGGTAAGCCACAAGGTCTTATCTCGAATGCTAGTGTTGGAACTATAACAACTGCAGCAAATGATGCTTTAGCAGCAGACGATTTAATCGGTGCAGCACACAATGTAAAATCTGAATATATGAGAAACGCAACATGGTTGTTCAATAGAGCAACTCTTTCTGCAATCAGAAAGTTAAAAGATGATGCGAACCAATATATTTTCCAACCTGGAATTTACCAAATGGGAATCGGTTCTAATTTATTAGGACACCCAGTTGTTGAAGCATCAGACTTGGCAGATATTGCAGATGGAACTAAACCAGTAGTGTTTGGTGATATAAGAAGAGCATATATGATTGTGGACAGAGTAAATCTTTCAATTATGAGAGATCCTTTTACACAAGCTAGTTCAGGTAATGTAAGATACATCGCTAGAAGAAGAGTGGGTGGTCAAGTAATATTACCAGAAGCAATAACAACAATTACTATCCATTAATTATAACAATAGGAGAAATAAACAATGAAAGATTTAGCACAAAATGTTAAAGTTGATCACAGTTTGTCTGCTGTTGTCAGAACTGCGTCAGCAAATGGTACAGGTATTGATACTAAAGGTTTTCAATCTGTAACTTTAGTTGCTGATGTGGGTGCAGCTGGTATAACTTTGAACGGAACAAATAAATTTTCTTTTTCTTTAGAAGATTCAGATGCTCCAGCTTCAGGGTTTGCAGCCGTAACTAACAACACATTGGTTACTGGTGGTACAGTTGATGGTAGTGGTATCTTCCAAGTGGTAGATGCACCTGCTCACGCAGCACAAGCATACAAATTAGGTTATGTTGGTGGTAAAAGATATGTAAGAGGTGTAGTAACTCACGCAGGGACTCACTCTACAGGTACTATCGTAGGTTTATCAGTTGTATTAGGAGATCCAATCTCTGGACCAACTGCTAACCAAGCAAACGACTAATTAACGTAAAGTTAATATATGGAGGGGGATCCTGCCGAGAGGTATTTCCCCCTCTTATCAAAATTAAAAGGAGAATTTATGAAAATTAAAATGAAAAAAGATAAGTTAGCAACTGCTAATGAAGCAGGTTCATCAACTATGGTTTACAAAAAAGATAGTGTAATGGATATGTCAGCAGAATGGCAAATGAAGTTAGCTTCTAAATGGTTAAACAATGGTGTTGCAGAACAAACAAAAGCTGTAACTCAAAAGAAAGTTATAACTGAAGTACAAAAAAAGAAAAAAAGTATTAAAAAAAAATAAGGATAAACAATGAGTGGATTAACAACACAGACAGCTTGGATAACTAATGTAGTAAGTATAGCTGACTTCAAAGCATTCGCAAGAATAGATAGTTCTGACAGTACAGAAAATACACTCATTGAGTCACTTGTATTTCTAGCACAAGATATGGCAGAACAATACACAGGCAGAGCAATTACATATCAAATACAGCAACTGTTTTTAGATAGATTGCCTTTTTATGCTGATGAAAAATTACAAGAAGGTGTATATACAGGAGCAGACTTACAAGCTAACTCTAACTATATAGTATTACCTAAACCTAATTTAATATCTGTAGATCACGTCAAGTATTATGACAATGATAATTCTGCAAGTACGTTTGCATCAAGTAACTATTATGTAGATACATCTAGCCAACAAGGTAGAGTAGTTTTAAAGAACGGAGTAAGTTGGCCAACAGCATCAGAGTTAAGAAATGCTAATGCTTATGAAATACAATACAAAGCAGGTTATGGTACTTCTAATAGTGATACAGCAGCAAGTACACCTAAACTACTTACACACGCAATTAAAGTTTTAGCTTTACACCTTTACGAGAATAGAGAAGTGGCAACGAGTATGTCGGTTAATATGATACCTAAAACATTAGGAATGTTATTAGAACCATTTAAGATTAAAAGAATAAACACACCACTAGGAATATAAAATGTCAGTATCAAGAGTAGGAAAATTAAAAAACTCAATCACGATACAAAGTTTGAGTCAGGGTGCAGATGGCTATGGTGGATATGCTTCACCAAGTTATTCTACTGTTATAACTGCATTTGCTAAGATAACACCAAAGAGTGGAACGCAAGTATTTAGTGATAAGACAGGCAGACAAGTAGAGAACCCACATACACACGAGTTCTTAATTAGATATAGAACTGGCTTATCTACAGCACAAAGAATTAAGTTTGGTACAAGAGTGTTTGATATAATACAGATTAATGACGAGAACGATAACAATAATTACATAACTATCAAAGCTAAAGAGAATGTAGGTATAGCTTAATGGATATTAAGATTAATGTTAAGAACTTAAAAAAAGTATTATCACAACTTAATACATTGAACAAAGATTTAGAACCTGACTTCCAACAAGTAGTCAAAGGTGGTGCACAGTTAATTAGAGCAGAAGCAGTAAAAAGTATTCAATCAGGTGCAAAGTCAGGTATTGTATATCAAAAATATAATCCTCGTAGGCAACATAGAGCATCTGCTCCAGGTCAAGCACCAGCTAGTGATACAGGTAATTTAGTAAGTAAGATTAGAGTAAAACAAAAAGATAAGAATACAACACAAGTAGAAAGTGGTGCAGATTATTCAGCATTTTTAGAATATGGTACAAGTAAGATGTTGCCTAGACCTTTTCTATTTCCAGCTTTTGAAAAGAGTAGAGGTAAAATTGCAAAGGCAGTTTTTGAAAGAGTTAAAACAGCAATCAATAGGATAGCCAAATGAGTGATTATGCTTCAGCACTACAACAAACAGTTTTCAATGCTTTAGACCAAAGCAGTACATTACAGAATTTAGTAACAGATGTTTATGATTTTGTGCCTGAAAGCACAGCATTCCCTTATGTAAAAATAGGGGAACAAACAATGGTAGATAATGGAACTAAAGACAAGAAAGGTTCAGACTTCACTATTGAAGTTCACACCTTTTCAAGATATAGAGGAAGTGTAGAAATTAAAAATATTATGTCGGTTGTTTATGACATACTACACGAATCGAGTTTATCAGTATCAGGAGCAAGTCTAATAAATATGAGATTTGAGTTTTCTGATATTATAAAAGAAAATGATGGATTAACAACTCACGGAGTACAAAGATTTCGTGTATTTGTTTTAAGTTCATAAACAACAATATAAAATAAAGGAGTAAAAAAATGGCAGCACAAAAAGGTAGTAGTTTTCTACTCAAAGACAACAGTGGTGGAAGTGCAGTAGTTATCGGTGGATTAAGAAGTACATCAATGACTATTAACGGAGAACTAGTAGATATTACAGCAAAAGACTCATCAACATTTGATGGACAATCAGGAAAAGATATAGGTAGAGCATTAGGTGAACATATGGGAATAAGAAGTATGAGTGTATCTGCAAGTGGAGTATTTACAGATTCAGCAGGAGAAAACAATCTAAGAGGAGCAGCATTTACAGGAGGTTCTGTAAATTACGATTTAGTTTTCGGAGATGGTTCAACTGTAAAAGGTGCATTCATAATTACATCGTACGAAAGAGCAGGAGAATACAATGGAGAAGAAACTTTTTCTGTAACTCTTGAATCTAATGGTACAATGACTTACACGAATGCTTAATAACTAATAAGGAAAAATATATGGAATGGACAGATGGGTACAAAATGGTTGAGATAAAGGTTGGAGATAAAACATATAATGGTTTTTACAAGGTTACTAGAAAGGGCGTAATAACTGTCGAAGCAAAAATTGATATACCAGTTAAACCTTATGACCATATCATTATCGGTGTTGATAAAGTAGTTGTTCAGAATATTAAAATTTTAAGTGGAAGATCAGAAATAACTTGTGAATCAGTTGATACAACTGATATAATCAGGTCTAATAAAACACTTAAAAAGTTTAAAAAATATGAAACAGCGAAAGGAAAAGACACAGATGGCGAATCAATATAAAGGTGAAATTAAGGGTGAGTTTGGAGGAAAAGAAAGAACTTTCAGACTTACCTTTGATAGTATAGTTAATATAGAAAATAGAACAGGTAAATCTATAATGGATATTACCAATAGTTTGGGTGCTAATAATTATTCTATGAAAGACATAGTTATAGTTATGCACGAAGCATTACAGGGTGCTGGTGGTAAATTTATTCAATCAGCAGTTGGTGATATGTTAATGCAAACTGGTATGATGAAAGGTGCTGTTCTTTGTTCTGAAGTGTTAATGACATTGTTCACAGGTGAGAAAAAAGAAGAAGATTCCCCTTTAGTACAGGGGGAGAACGAGCAACAAAATACCCAATCCAGCAATACCTAGAAATAGGTCTTGGTGTATTAAGATTCTCCCCAAAAGTATTTTGGGATTTATCAATAACAGAATTTATGTCAGCTTTGAATGGTCATCATTTAAAGAATGGCAAAAATAAAACTAACAATCCATTACTCAAAAAAGAAATGGAAGATTTAATGAGGAAATTTCCAGACTAAAAATTATGGCATCAAATTTAGCAACAATACGAGTAGAACTTATAGCTAACGCACAGAAGTTTAAAAAAAATGTAGATCAAGCTAGTTCTAGTTTAAAGAAAGTAGATAAAGCTACAGCTAAAACTTCTAAAGGCAGTAAAAGACTTTCTAATGCTTTTAGAGATACAGCAGGTTCTATCGCAGCAGTACAAGGTCCACTTGGTCCAGTCGCTGGTCGTATATCTTCTATCGGTGCTATTGTAGGTAGAGTTAATCCTCTGATGTTATTATTAACTGCAGGTTTTGTTGGAGTAGGTCTTACAATAACTAAATTCATAAAAGCTGGTGCTAATGCTGAATCACAATTTTTAAAACTAGAAGCATTACTTAAAGCTACAGGTGGTGCAGCAAAAGTTACAGGTCAAGATATTGAAGCTATGGCAGTTGCTATTGGTAGAGGTACTTTAGCTAGTGTTCAGGGTGCTAGAGATGCAGCTGGTGTATTACTTACATTTAAATCTATTGCTGGTGAAACATTTGAAAGAACATTAAAATTAACACAAGATTTGGCAGCAGTTGGTTTTGGTAATATGAGAACTGCAGCTTTACAATTAGGTAAGGCATTAGAAGAACCTGAAATAGGTTTATCAGCATTAAGAAGAGTAGGTGTGTCTTTCAACGAACAGCAAAAAGAACAGATTAAAGTTTTATCTTTAACAGGCAGACAAGCAGAAGCACAAGGATTAATACTTAAAGCACTTGAAGAACAAGTAGGAGGTGCAGGTGCAGGTGCAGCAGGTGGTTTGTCAGGTGCGTTTGATACACTGGGAGAAAACATTACTTTATTCTTTGAGAAATCTAAGGCAGGTCAAGCAATAGTATCAGGTCTTACAACAGTCGTACAAGGTTTAGCTAATGTTATGGCTAAATTTGTTCCTGATGTAGAAAAATTACCTAATGAGATAGGTCAATTAAATAATAGATTTAAAGAAAGCGAAAAAACTATTGAATTTTTATCTGGGAAGTTTAGAGATTTAGGAGATCAAATATCTGTACAAAACTCAAAAGCAGGTAGTGCAGCAGTTCAAAGAGCAAGAATATTAAAAAAGCAACAAGATGAAATTAATGATCAAATATTTGCAGAAACAAAACTAAAGAATCAAATACAAGAAAAAATTGATTTATTAAGTAAAGAAGAAAAAGTAGTAATTAAAATTGATAAAACTGCAGATAAAGTAAATAATAAATTATTTAGAAACAATCAAAGAGCATTACAAGATGCTAAAGCTAACAATAAAGAGTTAAGAGTAAATAATGATTTAAGAAAATTAGAAGACGCTTTAAGATCAAAACTAGGTGAGGGTGCTGTTGCTGAAGAAGAAATAAATAGAATTTTAAGTGAAAGAGGTCCAGTTATAAGAGATAATGCTGTTAAGATGGCAGAGTTTGAAGAACAAATGGCAGATGTCAAATCTATAGCTAAATCAGTTGGTAACGAATTTAATGCAGTCGGAGATAAAGTTTTAGATGCCTTTTTAAGAGGTAAACAAGGTGCGTTAGATTTTAAAGCAATTTTAAGAGAACTGATTATAGATATACAAAAAGCTATCATTAAAAAACTTATATTAGACAAAGTTACTGGAGTTATAACAAAAGGTATAGAGAATATATTTTCACCTGCAGAACCAACATTAAGTTCAGGCAAAGGTAGAACCGATGCTATGGCAAGTGGTGGAACAGTACAAGCTGGTACACCTACTCTAGTTGGAGAAAGAGGTCCTGAGTTATTTGTTCCAGGAAGTGCTGGTTCAATAAGAAACAATGCTGACACTAAAAGTTCAATGGGTGGTGGAGGTATAAGTGTAGTACAAAATTTAAACTTTGCTGTGGGTGTAACTAATACTGTGAGAGCAGAAGTTATGAATATGCTACCAGCAATACAACAATCAACAATATCTGCTGTTGCTACTGCGAAGCAAAGAGGTGGAAAATTTAGTAAGGCATTCGGTAATTAATTATGGCAGTATTTACACCATCATATCCTCTGACTCTACCTACAGCTACAGGTATTAAAACACAGAACTGGAGTTTAAGAAGAATTACATCTATTACGCAATCACCATTTACTTTACAACAACAAGTCTATCAACACAGTGGAGAACAGTGGGGTGCAACTATGACTTTACCACCTATGCTGAAAGACAAAGCATCAATATGGTTATCTTTCTTCTTACAGTTAAGAGGTGTTAGAGGAACTTTTAAAATAGGTGATCAAGATAGAAAAACAATTCAGGGTACTGCAACAGGCACAGTAAGAATTAATGGTGCTAGTCAAACAGGTAATCAAGTAGCATTAGATGGATTTACTGCTAGTAGAGCAAATGTATTTAAAGCAGGAGATTATATACAAATCAATTCTTATGTTTATATGGTTACAGAAGATGTAAGTGCTGATGGCAGTGGTGAAGCTAACGTCAAAATAGAACCAGCATTAAGGCAAGGAATAGAAACAATTAATAACGATACAACAGTTGTTTATTTAAACACAACAACAATAATGAGATTAGATAGTAACGAATTTAGTTGGGATACAGACCACGTTAGTAAATACGGAATATCTTTTGCTTGTAGTGAGGCATTATAATGAAAAAAACAAAAAGTAAATTAGAATGGTTTAAAAAAAATATTGTAATTGTTCCTGTTGTGGCAGCAATTATTGCAGGAACTTTTACATCAGTGAGATATGTATTATCTTTAACAGATACTATTACAGCTAATCAAGAAACTATTTTAAAGATTGAGTCTAAACTAACTAACGCCACAGCAGATATTAACGACCTTAAACAAAGACTGTCAGCAGCAGAAGCAACATGGTCTATGGCAGAAAATTTATACAGACAACTAGCAGACACAGTAAGAGATCACACCTATGACCTTAAAGACCTTACGAGATAATTTATTATGGATCGCATTCTTTCTTTGCGTTGCAACTTATGCACAAGCAAGGAATGACTATCTAAATGACTACGGAACTTGTGAAAGAGGTAGTTGGGAAACTTATACAGAAGTTAGACAACACGAATACAAAACA